TTCTGCTTCTACCAAATGGCCTTTTGGCATCCGGCCTGTTTATAACCGGCACCAGTAGTGGATAGCCAACGTTATGATCATATGCTTCAGGCGCTTTGTTTTTGTAATAAATCGTAGTTCTAAAAGGCTCGAAATACGCTTCCATTACAGGTCTGTCATTTCTGTCTCTTTCCAGAACTGCATAGCCTTCTTTTAACAGATAAGTAATAGGGTCGATAATACCGGTTGCATTTGCTCCATCAATAACCTGCAGACGTGGATATCCGGATTCATCTTTACTTATGTAAACAAAAGAACACGAACTGATCAGAGCGCTTTTGATGGCATTGTCAAAAAGGATATCGGCATTGTTAAGGTTGAATATTTCGTTAATGTTGAAATTGTCATCCTTGAACTCCCTGAAGCTGATTCTATCGGCTAATCTATCTATGGCTTTTGAACACCAGCCAAGCACTGAATTGAATCCTCTCAGTTCATCTGGAGTTGATATTCCTAAGTCCATTACACTATTCTTCATATCGTAGTAACGATACCTTAAATCTACTCTGGGTTTCTTGGATTCCAGCTTTTTTCTCAGTTCTCTTATGCCTAATAATTCACTCATTTGCAGGCTCCTTTCTTTTCCGTGTGTTTTTTTGATGTGTGACCGTGCTGTAACTCGAAAGAGCAAAGGGTAGGGTTTCCTACCCCCTTATTAATTCGTTCGTTACAATGGCTTAAAATGGCTCACACAACACCCTTATTTTTTGTTCTACTTTTCAACACTTATTTTTACTTCCTTACATTAGAATCTGTAGGTTAGTCACCTAAAAGCAATTATCTTTTTGCTTTTATTATTCAGCTTTGTAATTCATCCAGTTAATACTTTGAGGCAGTACCCTGTTGGATATTGCTTTGTCCTTTGGAACTACTGCACTTCCGTCAGCCAGCTTGTTGTACTTCTGTCTGTTGCAGGTCCAGTGAGTCAGTTGCAGATTTGCTATATCACTTGGGTGTCCGCCTAAGTCAAGCGGTACGATATGATCTATCGTTGCTGACAGGGGGTGGGGATATTTAAGACTCTTGTCTACCGGCTTTCCGCATATTGCACATATTGACTGTGTTGCCAGTATCTTCTGTTTATTCTTATCGTAGGCAACTCTATGTTTGCCAACTTCATTTGCTCTCTTTTTGTTTGTCATATATCTTTCACCTTCAATTGTGTTGTTCAAATAAAAAAGTCAGATATCTGAAAGGGGACCGATATCCAACTTTAGAAATAAAGCCGGCAGTTATGAGTTTTGTATAAATAGAAAGGATAACTGTAAAATGGAAAAAACAATGATAAAAACCTAATTTACGGAGATTCTACCGGCTCTATTAAAAAAGACATTTGCTTATGAAATGCCTTTCTCAGTAGATTCACTTTTCTACGATACTATTTTATCACATTAAAGTGTCTCATTTTGTATCATCTTTTCATTTAGTAGATTTAATGCTCTTTCGTGGATTCGGTGAATATGAGGATAGCTGAAATTCATTTCTATTGCTATTACTTCCCACCTCTTCATCAGAACATATCGTTTGTACAACACATCAATGCAGTCAGCATCATCAATGCTGTCTATAAGCCTGATTGCCTTTTGTTTCAGTTCAACCAGTTCAGCAATATCAGCCAGTATTGATTTGCTGTACTTTTCGTATTTAGGATAATACTTTTCTTGAGGTGATAAGGTTGATTTAGAAGTAGTAGGCTCCTTTTTTTCGTAGGAAATGGAACTGACACCAGTCATCTGGTTTTGAATTACTTCAAGCTCTTTCTTTTTATTCCTGATTTGAATATCCAGCTTCCTTATCTGCTGTAAATACTCCTTAGCTGTCATCATCATCCACCTAGATTTTTATAAATCTCTTTCTGTTTCTTTCCATACCAACTCCCAGATTGACTCCGTTTGATATTGGTGCCGGACTCATTCCAGTCATTTTTGACAGTTCAACCATCGTGTCTGCAACTGCAGTCGGTAGTTCGTATTTGTCATTGGTAATCTGCCTGTAGATGGTTCTTTTCTTACTCATCATCAATTTTGAACTCATAAATCAGTCCTTTCTCTTTTATTCATAGGGAGCAGAAGTCCCAGTCATCTACTCCCTTTATCTAAACAGGCTTATTTTTTATTTTATCGAAGGTACAATATGTCAGAAATTTTTAGAGCCTGTTTAAATCAGTTTACGAATAGCCTCTCTGACTTTGGCTATGTTGTCTTTTTTCTGCCACTGGTACATTGAATCACCTTTGATTTTATCTAACTCATCAGCTATCCAGTTAATAGATTCAGTAGCCTCTTGCTGAAGCTTCATTTTTGCTGGAACTTCAAACAATGGTTCCATTTCTTTCAGGATGTCGTTCATAACCTAATCCACCTTTACTCCAGTGATTTTGAAGAATTTATCTGCATCAAAGTTAGGAATATCTTTGATAACCTGTCTGCTATCATCAGATAGGCTGTCCCACCATCTGTTGGCACTTTCTTTTAAATCATATTGTTTTAGATAGCCCTTTGTGGTTTCAGCTTCAGGATGTTCTTTCATTTCTTCTTCGGTCATATCATCAATATGTACCCAGTCAATAAAGTCAATTTTATTAAGCAGGTAATAGGCATACGAATTTCTCCACTCTTTAAAAGTCATGTTTGATGGTTTGTCAAAGAAATATAATTGGTGTTGCTCTGTGTTAAAGCAACCTGAATTATTGTTTGATAGGTTCCAATCTCCAGAATTCCAATATCCAGAATTCCTATCGCCCGAGTTCCTATTGCCCGAGTTCATATCGCCTGAGTTGCTATTGCCTGAGTTCGTATCGCCTGAGTTCCAATAGCCCGAGTTCATATCGCCTGAGTTCCAATTGCCTGAGTTCCTATAGCCCGAGTTCCTATCGCCCGAGTTCCTATCGCCCGAGTTATTTATTCCAGTGTTGCCAGCTCCTGTGTTTACCAAATCCAGCACCTCATACCAACTCAACTCACGAATAATGTGTATTTTATTCGTGCAAGATTTATTTCCTTCAGTTTCAACATCGCCCAAAGCCTCAACCTCTGCTACTTTGTTATTTGAATCAAATTCATAATAATTAAAGCAGTCTGTTGCTTTTTTGCAGAAATGGAATCCCCTTCTGCACATTATAACTTCCCCTTCCATTTCAAATGTTTTTCCAACTTTATATTGAAAATCATTACAAGTCCAATCTGGATTAAATACTTTGTAACCTTTCATTTTTTACTCTCCTTTTCTTCTTGTTCAAAAACTTTACTAATTTTTTCTCATCAATCAATTGCACCCACTCACATTTTCTCAATTTATCTACTATTGAGAAATACCAATCCCTGTCTATTCTATAGATTTCATCACATTTACAATATGGGCATCTCTTTTCAATCTCATATTCAAATCTGAAATCATCTAAATATATTTTTTTCTTTTTCGGTTTTACAAAATATTTGTTGCAATTGCTACAATAGAAAATATCCATAATCAGTACCCCTCATTCAAGAAATCAATAACTTCATCTTTACCAAAATAATCCATCATTTCACTTATCGAAAACGTAAGGTGCATTTCTTTTTCAGTAGCTTCATGAGTGTTTTTGCTATTGCAATACTCACAAATATCATTTTTTGAATATCTGGCACATTTTTCACATTTGTAAATCATTCCACCTTCACTCCTGTAATTTTATAAAACTTTTCAGCATCAAAGTTAGGAATGTTCTTAATTACTTCTTTTTCGTAGTCATCTAATTCACTCCACCACTCATTAGCGCTTTCTTTTAGATCATACTGTTTTAGATAGCCACCTGTTGTTTCTGCTTCAGGATGCTTTTTCTTTTCTTCTTCTGTCATATCTTTGAAATATACCCATTCCATAAAGTCAATTCCTGTTAACAAGTAATAAGCCTCTGAATTTCTCCACTCTTTAAAAGTCATGTTTGATGGTTTGTCAAAGAAATATAATTGGTGTTGCTCTGTGTTAAAGCAACCTGAATTATTGTTTGATAGGTTCCAATCTCCAGAATTCCAATATCCAGAATTCCTATCGCCCGAGTTCCTATTGCCCGAGTTCATATCGCCTGAGTTGCTATTGCCTGAGTTCGTATCGCCTGAGTTCCAATAGCCCGAGTTCATATCGCCTGAGTTCCAATTGCCTGAGTTCCTATAGCCCGAGTTCCTATCGCCCGAGTTCCTATCGCCCGAGTTATTTATTCCAGTGTTGCCAGCTCCTGTGTTTACCAAATCCAGCACCTCATACCAACTCAACTCACGAATAATGTGTATTTTATTCGTGCAAGATTTATTTCCTTCAGTTTCAACATCGCCCAAAGCCTCAACCTCTGCTACTTTGTTTTTTGAGTCAAAACTATAATATTCAAAGCAGTCTGTTGCTTTTTTGCAGAAATGGAATCCCCTTCTGCACATTATAACTTCCCCTTCCATTTCAAACACTTTTCCAACTTCGTATTTGAAACCATTACAAGTCCAATCTGGATTAAATACTTTATAACCTTTCATAATTATTTTTCCTTTCTTCTATTTTTTCTAATAATTCCTCTAATATTTCTTTTGTAATTTCTACTTCACTCTTGTTTGT